CTCAGAGAAAGTGTACAATGAATGGTTAAAGAGACAACAATCTCTTTCTTATATTTTTGAAGAAGATGTAAAAAAACTATGTACAAATTTCAATGATTGTGTTATTGTAAAGAATGGGCAACATCCCTTCTTACTGAAACAATATCTTCGTCGCGAGATTTCAATCGAGACGGTGATTATCCTCAATGATATTTTCGGGTTCTTCGGTCATTGGAACAAGAAAATTGAGGATGGTGTCCTATGGCCCAGCATCCACAAGAAGCTGCTGAAGTATAAGCCGTTCTTTCATTATGATGCATTTCGGTGCAGAAAAATTGTCAAGGACGTCTTTACTTCATGATAAATACAGTTGCAGTTCGCTGCAATCGAAATACATCGAAACATACCGTAAAAAACCGACATATAGGAGATTAATTATGTCATTTGCAGACCTCAAGCGTTCTTCCAATTCCTCGTTCGAGAAACTCACGAAAGAACTTGCTAAACAAAATACCACCTATACAGATCCCGATGAGGGCAAATATTGGAAGCATACCGTCGATAAGGCTGGTAACGGCTACGCTGTCATTCGCTTCCTTCCTGCACCGAAGAATGAAGACATTCCCTTCGTTCGCATCTGGGACCATGGATTCCAAGGTCCAACCGGGCTTTGGTATATCGAGCGGTCGTTGACGACTATCGGTAAAGACGATCCTGTATCAGAACATAACAGCGTTCTTTGGAATACTGGTCTTGACTCTGATAAGGAGATCGCGCGCAAGCAGAAGCGTCGCTTGGCATACCACAGCAACATCTATGTTGTGAAGGATCCAGGCAATCCTGCAAACGAAGGCAAAGTTTTCTTGTACAAGTATGGCAAGAAGATCTTCGATAAGCTAAACGATCTCATGAACCCAGGTTTTGAGGACGAGAAGCCAGTAAATCCTTTCGATCTTTGGGCAGGTGCTAACTTCAAGCTCAAAATTCGTAAGGTTGAGGGTTACCCCAACTACGATAAGTCTGAATTCGATACTCCCGCACCACTGTTCGATGATGACAGTGAGCTTGAGCGGATCTACAACGAGGAGCGTTCGCTCACTGAAATTGTAGATCTAAAGCAATTCAAGTCTTATGAAGATCTCAAGACTCGTTTAAATACAGTCCTTGCACTCTCTGCGGAGCCTGCAAAGATTCGTGGTGTTGATCTGGATGAAAATGAATATCGTGCACCTGCACCGACATTCAAGGCGGTGGAAGCAGTTGCTGCTCCTACCTCCACAGTCAGTGATGATGACGATGATCTCGATTTCTTCAAACGGCTTGCCGAAGAAGATTGATAAGGTGGGAAAGGGCGGCTTCGGTCGCCCTTTTTTTATACTGTTGCCGCTTGTTTATAATCGAGCGGCGCAAATCCCATACGAGTTAAGTAATATTGAATGCTGGCGTTATCTCCAGTCGACTCAGCGATTTGCATTTGAGAAGAACTCGCAGAAGCCTTTGTATCTGTTGAACTCGACTTTATCGTAGCAGCTGCAGATTCTATAATTTTTGAATCGACAATCGCATTTGTTTTTTCTCTTGCTGCTTTTCCTATATCACTTGACATTGTACTATTAAAGCTATTTTGAAGCTGTGATCCAGTAGTAATACTCATAGGTCCTAAAGCCGCACTTAGAATATTTCCAACCGCCTTGATCGCGCCTTCCGTTAAATCAACTCCTGCTCCAATCGCTTGTTCCAAAGCGCTATCTCCGGTTCCTCCTAATGGCGCTCCTCCCACTGCTCCTTTACCATATGGTTTTTGCGGGTTGTATCTTCTTATTTGCAATCCATTTTTAGCATTGTTATCTAAAAAATATCTCTTAACTTTATTGCTAGTGTTACCGGCTATAAGCTCGACTTTGTTTCCTTGTCTTACGCCTGTTGCGATACCTATATGGCCACCAGCAACATCTGGGCCTAAACCACGAGTTTGAATAACAATGTCGCCTTCTTGAACAGAAGATACTGGAACATTATCTCCCCATTTTTGAAAGCTATTGGCTACATTAGTTGCGCCTTTTAATCCAGCTTGAGCGAGCGTAGAGTTTACAAATGCCGAGCACCATTTTTCATTTCGCGGATCTAATCCGACTCCACCTTGTCTTAAATAGTTGCCTATTTGTGATTCACCAATACCAACTTGGCTAGCAGCCAGCCGTGCAGCTTTATTCAATGATTCATTAGAAGTTGCGCCAGGAGAAGATCCGCCTGTCTGCGTTGCTTGTGCCGCCGACGTAGATTTTGTACCATTAGCTGGTGCCGTAGTAGCTGGAGTAGCTGCAGGAGTTGCAGAAGAATTCGCAGGAGTTGCAGAAGCAGGCGCTGCAGAAGAAGGAGTTGTAGCTGCAGAAGAAGGCGTTACAGCGGTTGCAGAAGAAGCGCGAGTAGCATCAGAACCTTTTGACCCTGTTGTGCCACCGGAAGTACCGGATTTTGAAGAAGATTTAGGCCCCGGAAAAGCAGTTAAAATTTCTTCGGGTGAATTCGGTCCGCTTGAAGCTTTATTACCGGAAGCAACAGATTGTTTTGGACCTGAAAATGATGTGGAATCTTCTGATTGGTCGCTGGTTTGTTGCATTCCGCCAGCAGGTTGTGTTACGTCTGTTGCAGAAGAACCAGTTTCAGTCGATGATTTTTCTGCTGCTCTTGACTCTGGAGTTCCTACAATATTGCGTAGGCCGTCATTAAAAACTCCAGCTATTCCTGATGCAAAATCATAAACACCTTTTGCAAAGTTTACAATAGCATTAAAAGTTTCTTTTACCGGATCGAGTTGAGATATAAAAAGAGCTCCAGCTGCAACAGCTGCACCTAATAATATACCATTCGATTCTTTATTTGCTTTTTCTACTTCAGCATCGACTTTTTCTTGTTCTAAATTAGGAGTAGCATCTGTTTGCGATGCACCTTGTTCTATCGATTGTTCTTTTGTAGAAACACTGCGCGTATTATATGAAGATATATTGTTATTTAATCTTTGCTTGAGATAACCGTCAATCGTAGCTAGCTTCTCTATCATCTGAACGATAGGAGAATTAATTTTAATATTACTCATTGAAGGAAGTGTGCCGCTTCCTGTCTTCGAAGTTTTTGTTTTTTGATTTGTTGCAAACATATTATTTGCAAGCACATCTTTCATTGCTGCTTTTGCGGCCGCAGTGCTTGGAGTTGGTGTACCGGGATCTTGTAACTGATCACTGCCGAGTGTCGACTGATATGTTGCTTCAATCAATAAGCTAAAACGCGGATTCGAAGCTTCTCTTGTTTTCTTATCGATCCATACTTTTCCGTTGAGATCCCATACATATTCTGTTTTACCGAGTTTTATAACAGGTCGAGAAGGATCAATACGAACACGCTTCTTCTTGCCTTCAGAAAGAGAATTCTCAGATTGAAGATTATTCAAAAGCTTAAGTAGGCCTTCAGGCGCTCTTATTTTTGATTTTTGATCTACCCACCCGTCATCTGTTTTAATGAAGGTTTGACCGCCAATCGTAACCGGTTCAGCCATTATGCAATTACCAATTTTTGATGTTGCATATATTTTTCCATAAGCAAGCTATCGCTTGGGTAATTCGGATCAAAGTGATCTCGCTTACTATCGTTTGAAGATCCGGGTTTTCCAATAGGAGATATACTTGTAGATGCTGGTTCAGTTGCTGCTTTAGTAGAATCTAATTTCCCTAAATCAACAGTGTTTTGTAATTCTGTAGATATTTTAGAAATTTTGGCAGCTGCCGCAGATTCTGATTTTACAGGAGTTTGCATATTATTATTAAATTTATTAGATAACTGCGAACCGGTTGTAAGACTCATCTCTCCAAGACTGGCTTGAAGCACTTTACCGGCGCTTTCAATTGCACCTTTACCTAAATCAGCAAGAGAACCCATAACACCGGCTGATTGTTGCGAACTTGCTCCTTGCGAATCATAAGAAGAAGCCGAATATTTTCCACCGGTATAATCTGCCATCCATTTTGCTTGATATGCTTGTGGAGTCATACCATTGTTTACAGCAAGCGCCTTTGCAGACATCTTTCCTTGTATATTGCCTGTATACCAGGCAAGTGGAACTTTCGAAACATCACCGCCGGCTTTTTGTAATATTTCTTGAACGTATTTTGCGGCAACAGCATCTTGAATAGGCGGCGGAGCAAGATAGGCGCTGCTATATTCTGTTCCTATATTATACTTTTTGGTTAAACCTTGCCAAGATCCATTTGTAAAGGCATAAGCTCCAGATGCAGTTTGACTTGGCATACCATTAGGATGTGGAATACCATAATTGCCACCAGACTCGCGTGTTCTAATAGTAGCAAGGATTTTTTCTACATCCGCAGGAATTGAAGGAAGATTTTGCATTTGATCTGCAGAAGCCACAGGCGCGCCTGATATATTTGCAGATCCGGATGTTGATGTCGCGTCAGATGTTGTGGCTGTAGATACAGGAGATGCATTTGCTCTTTCATCATCAGTGGCTTCTTGTGCCCTTGCCTCTGCCGTCTCAGAGAATTCTACCCAGATTTGATACAAATCCCATAACAACCAAGCCGTAAAACCAGCTGCTATTAGTTTTGTTACCACAGCAGAAACAGCCGCAACTGGAATACCTACGCCAGTAGAAGCTACCGCGGCTTCAGCAACAGTAGCCGCCGCGGCTGTAGCTCCGACCGCTGCGATTTGAGCAAGAAGTCTTTGCTGAGCTTTCTTTTCTAAGTATCTTAAAAAGAGATTCCACAATCTATTTTTACCGTATGCAGAGAAAGCGAAACGTATAAAGGCTTTTTCTGCAAACCATGCCATAAATCTTGCTGCTTGTTTTTTTGTAAAAGCAGTAAGTGCGCCTGCTATAGTTTTAAGCCCTTTATATGCAAATTTAATAGCGGTGACAGGAGCTATAGCTACTGCTGCGAGTGGAAAATTACTGACTATCGATGAAAGCAGTCCTTGACCACCTTCTCTTTGTCCTGTTTTTTCATTAAATGTTCCATAAGCATCTTCATATATTTTCCCACCAATTAATCCGAGGAGTGCTCCTCTCCAACCGAAGACACTTCCTACTGCCGCTCCTGCGATTGCTGTTGTGCCCAATGCAGCCGCAAAATTTTCAACGAAACCAATGATAGGAGATATCTTATCAGTGAAAGCAGCCCAATTCGATTTCAGTTCTTCTAATTGTGATGTGTCTAAATTTCCAAGAGCAGCGAGGCCAAGCGCGCCAAATAAACCGGCACCGATTAAAAGTTTTCCAACAGTTCCAGCTCTTTCTTTGGCGTTATCCTTTATCGCGTCGAGTTTTTCTCCTAAATTACTAAATGGGTTTTGAAATGAGCTTCCGCCAGATTCGATCGAAGCTTCTTTTTCTGCCTGCGCTTGTTGTTGAAATGCTTTTCTCTCAAACTGAAGTTGTTGTTCAAGAGTTTTTTCAATCGAAGAAAGATAGTTTACTGCTACTAATAACAGTTTTTCTGTAGGCATATTTGGATTGACTGCCGGACGTGCAGATTTTTTAGGAGAAGCGGGAATAGTGCCCGAACCAGAAACTTTCGACTTTCCGGCTTGACCTGCCATACCAACACCGTTAATAACAGTTACTGGTGCTGGAGAAAGAGCTCCTTCGAGAGCTCCTCCTACCGCTTCTCCAACTCCGCGTACGGCGTTGCCAGTAGCTTCTACTACTTTTCCTGCTAGACCAAAAGTACCTTCGATGGTCGATTTTACTGCAGCAGAAACCGGTGTTTCAAATAACGGCATTACTTTCTTCTACTCTCTATTTCTTGTCTCTGTTCTTCAAGATGAGCCATTAACAAATCAACGTAGAGATCTCTTTCATATGGTATCAAGTTTTCAATCTCAGTGATCGAATATTTGTGATGTTGAGCCAAAGCAAAGATCATACTATAGTAGTTTTGCAGCGAGTTGTGACTCAGCGCCACATAAAAAAATCTTTGAGATTCGTTAACTCGATACTCCTATCATTACCAAGTTCATTTGTGTATTCAATCTTATGATATAACTTCGGCATCTTCTCAAAGAATTGTCGAATTAAATCGAAAGAATTGACTGGCAATTGATCGAGAAACTCTTCGAGTTCTTTGTCTGTATATTCAGAAGCAGGATAGATTTCATCTTCTGTTACGATCGTATCAATACAATTGATGATAAAGAATGTCATGAGATCGACTTCATTATCAAACTGCGTGATCTTATCAGTGATGCTCGAGCTCGGATACTTCATAATCATTGCAATATTATCAGACAATTTAATAGTCGAATCAACACCTTCTGGCATTTCGACTTCAATCGTATCGAGATTCAGTTCGAAGTCATAAACCTTATCGTCTTCGTTGTCACGATAAGACAGTTTAACAATATTATTGACAGACTTCGCACGAAGCTTTAAGAACAAATATTCAAGATCAAAAGTCGTAAGCTTATCGACATCAAAGTCTTCGTCTTGCACGCACAGTCTTAAAATCTGTTTGATGGCTCTGATCACATCAGTATCTTCTCCACCTTGCTGAGAAATCAGCAAGATCTTTTCTTCTTTCACCAAGAATGGTCGAAAGAGAATCTTTTTCTTTGAAGAGGGGATCGTCACGTCAAAGAGTGGTTGGTCGATTTTTGGCAAAGGCATTATATATTCTCCTAAATTATAAATTATGATTCGACAGTTGTTATTTGATTTCCAAGAGTGTCATATCGTTTCGGAAACCCGGCGAGTTCAACGCCGCGGTTAGAAAATGTGTCTGGTGGAAGAGGCGGCGAAGAACCTCTCGTTCTAAATCCATCGCCGATAATCGTAGTTTCATTTGATAGATCTGTCAGTTCGAGACCTCGAGCACCGGTTGGATCGAGAGTAGCAAGATCAACAACACCTCCAGCGCCCATTCCTTGAACCGCATACGGACCAGTCGCAGTCACTTTAATTTCATCATTAATCGATTGGCTTTTTTTATTCTTCGATTTCGATCTTTCAATTCGAAGATCAGTAAAAGAAAAAGTGATGTTTAACTTCATTAAAGTATTTTCTTCGCTCCATGACATATTCATGCTTTGTATGCCGGTAGGAAACACATCATATATATGATATTCCATCACAGCATTTTGTGATCGATCATATACAAATACGTTTACATTCGGACACGCATACGTATCTTTGTAAGCGATCTCATATGGTCTTCGCATACCACCAATTTTATTATTATTCATATTCGCGCCACCAAAAGAGTCGCGATTGACAATTAAATTTAACCATTCTTCAAAGAATTCTACAACCAACGCGTCTTTATCGACGATAAACTGGAGCGTAAAGTCTCCGACATTTACTCCATACGCGACGTTTTCAACTGGGCCAAATCCGTATCTTCTGATATTTTGTTCTTGTAATAGATTAATAGAAGGAAGAACAACGTTGTCACATCTCATTGTCAGAATCGAATCGAGATTTCCGGCTGGAAACTTTTTTATTGCCCATGGCATCGGAGCAAAAACTGTTAAGAAGCTGTGTGTAGGAAGTATACTATCTGCACCAGAAACTTCGGCTCGGAATCGACCGATATTAAATATGCCTTTAGTACGTTCACCTGTGCTAAATTCGGAATTTTTAGTTTCAATATAATTGAGATTTTCTTCTTTTGTATTAGTATTGGTGCCTTTAGCTACTTGTGTTTTTGCGACAACCACAGGTTTCGCAGCTGCACCTTGTGCACCACCGCTTCCGCCATTAACTCGCGCTTGATTTGCAAGGCGTGTAGAATTTCCACGATCTTCTTCTTCGTTTTTTGATTTGACAAAAGCTGCTATATATCTTTGACGTGTTTGCTTTCTTGATTGCGCAGCCAATTGAGCAGAGGTTAATCCTCCGCGAGATTGCGCACGTTGACTTTCTAATTGATCTTGAAGTTTATCGCGGTTACTAAGAAGAGTTGCTTTTCCTTGGGGAGAGGAAGCAAACCGTTGCCACTCTGCCTCTGCTTCTTGAGCAATGCGCGTCTGTTGGCGTTGTTCAACACCGGCTGCTATTTTAGCTGGTGAGCCCCTATCTCTTTCTTTTTTTGGCGGAGTGACGCCCATACGATTGGCTTGTAGTATAGCTGCATTATCTGTCATTACTTAGTAACTCCCAGCATTCTTTTCGTATCCATCCAAACTTGATTCTTCTTTGCTTTGACAAAGCGTTCTGTTGGCAAAAACAATGCGATGTCCCATTCTGAAGGATAAACGTACATAAACTTTGATTGTACATGTGAAGCCAAATAATGCTTAATGCATGGAGCATACCATCTTAGCTTTGCTGCTTGAGTCATGAGTTCATAACTCAGTTTAAGCTTTGTCGACTCGTCATAACGTGTATTGTTTGCAAAGTCATATAGTCCGTCCATTAACTTTGCTCTCAGCTGCAAAGGAAGATAGTGTAGATTCAATCCCATAAATCCACCCTTGACTTTCTTATATGGAAAGATCAAAGGAAATCTATCGTAATATGGAAGCTCATCTTTCCATTTCGGATCATAGTAGAACATGTACATTGAGCCGAGCAAAGGCTGAGTAGTCATACGACTGATGTCACCCTTCATCATCTCACGCTCATTAATACGATTCATCTTGCCTGCAGTATCTCGAAACCAATCGCGCGCAGAGTTTGTCCGCGCTGGAATCTGACCAGAACGAACACCTTGTGTGATGATGGTATCAAATACGATTGCCATTAAAACTTAATTCCTAATTCTTTTTCGGTGAGTATATCGAACTTCCAACCACGATCGTTGCAGTATACCGCTGCAGCTCTCCACTTGGCTTCGTTGACACCCCACGTCATGACTTCATTAATATAACGCTTATTAGGCTTATTTATCACCACTGGAGGCCGCGTCTGCGCATGGGGTTTTATTTCAACGACAATCGTATCGATTTTACCTTCTGGTGATTTTTTCTTTACGATGAAGTCTGGAAAGTATCGATGTACACGATTGTCGAGAGGAGAGCGATAAGGAATGACTAACTCTTCGCTTCCCCATTGCACAACATTCGGATGAGAATCTAAGTACATCATGAACTTGAGTTCCCATCGACTACGATATACGATATTGTTCGAGTCTCCGAGATATTTCTTTATATCCTTTGGTCGAAACTTTCCTTGATAAGCCATAAATCTATTTATAAATAAGCTGATAGCCTTTTTAAATTTGAGAGACAACATGGCCGGAAGAGATGATCGACTAGTAAACTTAGACAGACTAAAGAAAGATGCTGGCGGGCTTATAAACAGAACGCTTCGAAATATTACGAATAAGCTCGAAGATAAACTCGAGAATGCGGTCGAAGATCTTTTTGCCAAAGCATTAAAGAAGGTAGGATTTTCTGATGCAACCGCAGCAAAACTTTCTGCAAGATTCGGCGATTCTTTAACTGCTGGTCTTGAAGACAAGTATTTCCAAACATTTACGAGTGAAATGAAGCGAGCATCTTGCGCCGACATTCGTAACAATTTTAATCCGCAGAATGGTAATATCATAGGTGCTTCTGCTTTTGCCGAAACATATGTTGATGCTATTCAAAGAGCTTCAAATAATATTACTGTTGATGGCCTAGATACGATGCAGTTTCCTGATCATATCAGTGAAAATTATTATATGTCATTTAAGTTTAAACAATACCAACGTCCTTCTCCTCATACAAAAGGAGATCTCAAGTTTGTACAAGCATTTGCGCTTCCTCTTCCGAAAGGAATAAGAGAAAGCTTTGATATTGAAGTCGCTCCAAACGCCACTGGTCTGAAAGGTGGAATTGCAGATGCGATGCAAAACTTTATAAGCTCACCCGGTGGTAAAGAACGAACACAAGCGATAACAAATTCGGTCGCGGCGCTTGCTTTTAGCGCGATGGTTACATCAACAAATGATATAGGAGCTCTCGGAGCTCAAGCGATTGGGGCCGTTCCAAATCCTCATATACAAGCTTTATTTAGCGGTGTTCCTCTTCGTCAGCATCGATTCGAATGGACGTTTGCTCCTCGTAATCCAGAAGAAAGTCAGCAGTTAATGAATCTGTTGAAAGCAATGAAAGCATATGCTTTGCCATCATATAGCAGCTTAGGAACTGCGGCGCTCGCATATCCTTTCTTATGTCAACCAGAGTTAAGAATTATGAAAGGTGAACCTGGATTAATTCAATTTATGCCGTGTCTCATTCAATCAATCGATCTAAATTATTCTCCGCAAGGAATTCCTGCATTCTTTGAAGGCACGAGTCATCCGGCATTTATTGAATGTTCAATTTCAATGCTTGAAACACAGATTCAAACGTCGCGCGATTATGGCAGAGAAGGCGGAGATCGTTTGAGTGAAAGTTTTGAAACTTTCAAGAAAGAAATACAAAAAGGTATTAATGCTGCAGGCCTTGAATTTGATATTAATAAAACACAAGCTGATGTTACGGGTTACATAGAAGGCGCTCTTAGCAATAAAGAAGAAAAGAAACCTCAATAATGGCAAGATATTTCGATCGATTTCCAATTGTAGACTACGACGGAAACGTTGCCAAGAATATCTTGGCACGCGTCGACTTTACTGACAAAACGAAGAAAGAAATCTATTCTACCTTTCAGTTTACTCTCGAAGAAGGCTTTGAGAGACCGGATATTCTGTCTTATAACTATTACGGATCTTCGAAATTTGATTGGATGATCTATCTTACGAATAACATCGTTGATCCTTACTACGACTATTATAAGTCGGCAGAAGATTTTAAAAGTTATATTGAAACAAAGTATGGATCAAATTCGAATGCTCGAGCGATTACTCTCTTCTATCGATTAAACTGGCATGAAGACGAAAGAATTATTACTCTTCAACAATACGATTCTCTTCTTGCGAATGAAACTACAAATACTCAAAAGTATTGGAAGCCAAAACTTACGAATACTGGTGCAGTGATCGGCTACGAAAGAATCAAAGAAGATTGGATAGTATCCACAAACAAAATATTATCGTTGACTCTTACTGCTTCTCCAACACAATTCCAAGTCGGAGATCGAGTGTCTCAGACGAGCACTGGTGCTAGTGCGACTATCGACTATATTGATCTTGAAAACAATAGCTTAACCGTAAAACACGTAAATGGAACTTTTGTAGTCAATACAGCAGAAGGAATAAAAACAATTACTCCGATAAAGCAAAATATTTCTGATGCAGAAACAGAGTATTGGTATGCCGTCAATGCATATGATGATGAGAAAGAAACAAACGAACTGAAGCGAAATATATTTGTTCTGAAGTCTTCTTATCTTGCTGAAACAGAAAAACAATTTATACAACAATTGAGTTTGTAATATGATTTCTCAAATTAGAGACGGACAGTTTAAACTTAACGAGTTTTTAATGATTGATAACACAGCAAAAACTGTCGATTGCGGCAAGGCTGTTGATTTGACTCCTGTCTGTGTACAAGCAAACATATATGAATCTATACTCGAACCTGCTGTTCGCGCACAATTCGAATTTTATGAGGCGAAGGGCGCAGGAGACAAATTTGTTTTTACAGATAAGAAAATTATCATTGATTTTACAACAGACGAAGATAATTCAAAATCGTCTATTCGATACGAACTTTATGTTATTAATAAACCAGTCACTTTTAATTCTCCCGATGATAAAGCACTAATTTATAAAGTGGAGTGTGTTACATATGAAGCTTGGAAAGCTTCGACCATAAAAAACACACCGCTTGTTAGAAAAAATATTGAGTGCGAGAATATGGTAAAAGCATATCTTAACTTAACGAAATCAAACAAACCTTTCTTTGCAGAAAAAACTCGTGGGTTGCATGCATTTAACTTTACTGAAAAGACTCCATTCGAGTGTATTGATCAAATTAGATTAGAACATGCAATGTCTCAAGAATTTAATGGCCATTGTTTTTACTTCTTTGAAAACAAGTACGGATTTGTTTTTAAAAGTATGGAAGCGTTAATCAAAGAAGGCATAAAAAATATCGGCGATAAGTGTTTTACACAATCTACTTTAACCAACTTAAATGTAACCGGGGCAAAGTGGAGAAATATCTTAACTACTAAAATTATTCAAAGCGGCAACGAAGGAATTTTAAGATTAATTGGAGGTGGAAGATCGACGTGTCAACTACAAAATAGTGTCACTGGAGATATTATTTCCTTTCAAGCTGATCCAAAAAATTTGCAATTCGAAACACTAAACGAAGGATCTGCATCTTCAAATCTTAAAGCTCAGGTTGAAAAAACTGAAGATGGAAATGAAGGAGCTCCTCGAGCTATTCCTTTCGATCCGACTGTTGGAAATGCAGAGAGAGCCGAAAAGTTTAATCATATGCCTTATTATATGAGTCACTTTTTAACAGTGGTTATGCAAATCACTATTTATGGAGATTCAGCCATTACTGTTGGAGACGTGATTCACTGTCAATTACCCGAAGCTGCCGGTCTTACAAGAGGAGAAGAAAATCCTGTGAATGAAGATAGCGCTATCACGACAGGTAATTATGTTGTAACTAAATGTCGTCATATGCTGACTTTCAACGAAAAAGCAGAATATGCACAGGGGTTAGAGCTCGTAAAAGATGGTATCGGTGGATTACCAAAAACACACACAGTTTAGAGGATGATAAATGCAAGTTCCAAGATTTTTTGAAGGTATAGTAGCAGAAGATCCGACGACAGATCTCGGTTTAGAAGCTGATAAACCACAAACTGGCAGAGTTTTAGTAAGAGAACTTTTAGGTCACTCTAATCAAGTGAATTCTGAAGATTTATTGCCGTCATATATTATGATGCCAACTACGAGCGCCGGAGTTTCTGGAATTGGACTAAGTCCGACTGGTCTCTTAAAGGGATCTCGAGTCATGTGCATGAAGCTTCCAAATCAACAGTCGGCATATATTCTTGGAGTATTAAACTATGCTCCAGAAGATAATCACAGCGTGTCTTCATATGCTCGAGGTCAAGGTGAACCAGAACTGAAGACACGTAACCGTATTAAAAAAGCTGACGGTTTCGACATTGAGCCAGCTTCGAAATATAAGGCGAGATATCCTTATAACAACACTATGACTACTCGTAGTGGCCACATCTTAGAGTTCGATGATACTCCAGGTTCAGAACGCGTACAGGTTTATCATAAGTCTGGATCTTATCTCGAGATTTTGCCAGATGGTACGATTGTAACAAAGTCAGTAAAAGATTATGTTCAATTGGCAGCTGGTAATATGACAATCTTCAATGTTGGTTCAGAAGGCTTTGATCAGAATATCGAGATCACATGTAACCAAGGTAAGATTGTTATCACTGCTCAGTCAGATGTTGACATCTTTGCAAATGAAGGCAACGTAGGAATCTATGCAAACAATGGCAGCGTACAGGTTGTATCACAATCGGGCGCGGTGGATATTAAAGCTGCAATTGTTGGAATCAATGCATGAGACCGATAGTCTATGTTCCTGAAGTTCCTAACTTAGAATGTGGTCCTAACGGGCAAATATCTTTCCGTCAAATGGAAGACTATTTCGTAGGCATTGCAAAGATCATTAGCCAACTGAAGTTACAAGCAAAGTTTATTCAAGACGAGTGTGGCAAAGAATTAATCGATGCCGTTCGCGATATGGAAAAGCTGGTCGACGATATCACCGGCATTCTGATGACAGATGTCTTTAAGAAGATTAAGTCAAAAGAACAAGAGATGAAATATAAGGTGCGCGAGTTTCTGAAAGAGATCGACGTATGGTTTCAGAAGAGGATCGTCGAGGCTTTACTCAAGATTGTTGATATTCTCGGAATTCCAAATCCACTTACTACTCCGATTCCATTCATTACGGCTGTGACACTCGTCGACGAAGCTGGTAATCCTGTTCGTTATCAACCAGTAATCAAGGATTTGTTTACGAAGGAAGGTAAAGTCAAGATCAAAGCTGCAATTGCCGAAGACATCGAATCGGTTCGAAAGTTTTTTGGTGATGGCAAATACGACGGAACTCTGGGTATTAAGAGTCCTGAGCATGAAGCCGAAGAATTTTGGCAGAAAGCTTTGGCGTGGATGAAAGAACTGCTGAGTGATTTCATTGCAGCCTGCATCAATGCAATGATCAAGTTACTTACTAAGATTCCTATTATTGGTCCTATCATTGAAAAGATTGGAGTGTTCATCGATCCTACGAAGCCTATTAAAGCGCAATTAAAACTTGTATATGAAGATTTTAAGAAACGAATTAAGAAGGCCAAAGAAGACGTCTTATCAGGTAAAGCTATCGAAGATTTTGGAGAGAAGTTACTCCAAGAACTCATAGACTTTGTCTTGAACTTACCGATCCCGCTCTTCGGAACCTTAGGCAATCTCATTGGATTTGATAAAGAACAACGTAAAAAGAAAGAAACAATTCACTCGAAAGAAGAATTGTGGCATCGAATTGAAGATGCGTTCGAAGAAGCCATGGAAAAGATTAAGAAGTTCTTTCAGACAGATTTTATTGCCAAGATACATGATATCATATTGAAAGCTCCAAGTTGGATTCTGCAACAGTTTCCAATCGTCGGCCAAATCATTTCAGCAATCAAACTGATCATTGACATATGTCGCGGCAAAGTATCGATCTGTATGGTTTTAAATATCATTTTAAAGCCAATATTTGGAATTCCAGATTTAATTTTAAAATTAATTCCTGATTGTATTGAGGTACGTCGAACAAAGTATGGGCTCGAACCGAATCCTGACACCTTGCCGAAGTGGGCTCAGCCTGCTTCTGCCACAGTGTGAAGTGGATTAGGCTGACATGTTAGATCAATATTCAGTATCAGAAAATGGATATTTCTTTACGGATGTCAGCGCACCGACTGTTCCGGAAGTTTCTTACGGGGATTTAAATCCGCCGGTCGCAATACGTTTTACTGTGCCAGAACCTGGAGTCACTACGTTTGAAACGAGTGAAATTGAAATCGATGGTTGGTATATGCCAATATTCGTAAACGAAGAAAATTGTATTGATGATTTTTTTCTATGCGCAGTTTTTGTTTTCGTAGAAGCTCATGATATTGAAGTCGATGATTGGTATCCTTTTCGAGCTGAGAATATTAATAATTTTGAAGGTGGAAGAGTTATTGCATATGAAGATGCTGAAGTCATTTTGAATAATTTTGTGTATGATGCAAACGATAAGCTTATTTCGTATATTGAAACAAACAAAGCTACATCAGCTATGATACAGTATAGCTTTACTCGGTCGGCTGGTCCAAGATTAGAAGCAATCGGTAGCAACGAAGATTATCAAACCTTTGCTTTCACTGGTCAAGTCATTCTTCTCTCTGATAATGTTCCGAATGCTTCTATTGAAAACTACGAAGTAATACAAACAGTCGTATAATCATTATAAATAAGATAAAGTAGGGTAATATGGTAGACAGAATAGACGCACTCACGACAAGGAAAACAACACAGCGTGATCCTGTGTTTACTGACTTCTATAATAATTTCAATATTCATCCTCAGAATAAGAGACTTGCTCTTCATACAGACGAACAAGCGGTCAGAAGATCGATGCGAAATATCTTACAGACCAATACCAAAGAACGTTTGTTTAATCCAGAATTTGGCGGAGGGCTTCGTCGATTCTTATTCGAAGATATTTCTGTGATGACTTCAGATCTTATCAAAGATGCCGTGTTCGATTCGATTACCAAATACGAACAGCGAGCTCGAATCATTGATGTCTTAGTAGTATCAAATGAGTTTGCGCATTCTTATGAAGTATCAGTCTATTATGAGATAATAAATAATGCTAATCCGCAGACACTTCAACTCACCCTTTATAGAGTAAGATAATGGCAGCAAATTCCAGTATAGTCCTTACACAGTTAGACTTCGATTCCTATAAAGACTCGTTGAAGACATTTCTGAAATCACAAGATCGATTTAAAGATTACGACTTCGACGGAAGCAATCTTTCGGTTCTTCTCGACGTGCTTTCATATAACACTTATCAGAATGCGTTCTATCTCAACATGGTCAGCAACGAGATGTTTCTTGATTCGGCGAAGTTACGTGACAGCGTTATTTCTCATGCCAAAGAATTAAACTATCTTCCGAGATCGTTTCGATCATCTTCGGCTGTCATTCAACTAGTAATTACTTCGACAGATACGGCAAAGAGATCGATCGTTATTCCAAAGGGAACATCATTTACTTCGCGTGTTGATGATTTCACTTATAACTTTAGCACTACTGAAAATTATGTTATTACAAAGAGAACTCCTTCAGGATCAAATCTTATATATGAGAGCGAGCCGATTCGAGTATACGAAGGTAGCTACCTCAGCGATACCTATACAATAAATTATGCTAATCCTCTTGTGTATAAGATTAGTAATAAAAGAGTTGATCTTGAAAGCGTATTAGTTACGGTCTTTGAAGATAACGGCACGACTATTCAAACTTACAAGAGAGCGACGTCTCTTTTTGGTCATGATGAAAACGCAAAGGTCTTTTTCTTACAACCGGGAATTGGTGACACATACGAAGTCGTCTTTGGTGACGGAGTTGTTGGAAGAAAACCAAAGAACAACTCTGCGTGTATCATTGAATATCGATCATGCAACGGAGAACTTCCGAATGGCGCATTTAAGTTTATTAATACTGCACGCATCGATAATGAAGCAAACATTGTAATTGAAACGATTACTGCTTCGGCCGACGGAGCTGTTGCAGAAGATCTCAGCTCGATTAAGTACAATGCTCCTCGTGCATTTACTACACAAGAACGTGCTGTGACTTCTGAAGATTATGAAAACTTATTGAAAGCAAACTTTCCTGAAATCAATGCGGTGGTTGCATATGGTGGAGAAGATGCAACTCCTCCGCAATACGGTCGAATTTTCTTATCGATCGATCTCGACGAAGTCGATGGTCTTCCAAAGATTAAAGAAGCAGAATATAAGAAATTCTTAAGATCACGTTCTTCTGTGGCGATTGAGCCACTCTTTGTTTCTCCTGATTACACATATCTATATGTCAATACAAATATCAAGTACAATATCAATCTTACCGGTTTAAATCCAGAAGATATTCGCACGTATGTTATCGATTCTATTCTCAATCATGCTTCTATCAATCTGAATAACTTTGGCCGTACACTGCGTTACTCAAAGTTTATTCGTGATGTCGATTCTGCAGAAACAAGCATTATTAGTAACGAAACAAAGATAGAACTTGTGAAGTATCTGACTCCAGTGTTAAGTACGACTGTCACTGGAAGTGCTACGACCACTTCTGGGTCTCTCGTATCATTGGCAACTTCAGGTGTAGTATCATCTGGTCAAAATGTAACGATCGACTTTAAAAATGCTTTGCAGAATGATATTCCAGGCAAAGGCTCAGAATATCTTACCGGTGACATTCATGTCGTGAGCTCTTCGACATTCACATATAATGGTTTATCAAATTGCCGCCTTGAAGATGATGGTGATGGAGTAATGCGTATCGTCAATACTGCTGGAACCAATAATAGAACTATTCTCGATATCGGAACTGTCGATTACGATACCGGTATTATTCGAATCAATAACTTTAATATCACAAATTACACTGGCACTTCTCTTAAAATCTATGCTAAACCACGTACGCTTGATATCACTTCAACTCAGAACGTGATACTCAATATTCTTGAAAATGACGTCGACGTCTCAATTGAACAGATCAGAGAATAATGAAGAATATCGAAAAAAGAATATCGCCGTTAATTCAAAGTCAATTTCCTTCTTTTTATCAAGAAGAGGGAGAGAATTTCATTGCGTTCGTGAAAGCCTACTATGAGTGGCTTGAAAACTCTGGAACATATGTTAACTATTCTGGCAATACTGTTACTCAGTATATCGCTTCGAATAACGATATTATAGAAGTCACTGCTAATCAACTTGCCAACTCAACATATATGTCGAGTATCACTCGATATCAACCAATTGATGCCAATCCACTTTATCACGCCCGCCGGTTGCCAGACTATCGCGACATTGATAGTACAACAGATGACTTTATTGTTCACTTTAAAGAGAAGTATCTGAAGAACATTCAGTTTGATACTGCTACGAATAAGAAGCTTCTTGTTAAAAACTCCCTTGATTTATATCGTGCTAAGGGTACAGAGCGCGCAGTTGATTTATTCTTCAAACTTGTATACGGTACGGCAGCAGAAGTTCGATATCCTGCAGAAAAGATCTTTCGTCTTTCTGACGGCGTATACGAAAAGCCAGAGTATCTTGAAATCGGATACTCGATCTATAATATCGACTATGTTGGTAAACAAATTGTTGGCCAACTTTCAGGAGCCAAAGCTTTCGTCGAGAAGTATATCCGCCGAAGAGTCGGAAAAGGTTTCGTCAACCTTCTTTATATCTCTGGAAGACAAGGTGATTTTCGCAATGGCGAAGTCGTTGGTTTAAATATTAACAATCAACCCGTATTTGATATTACCAAAAGATCAAAGCTAATCGGATCTGTCAAAAGAGTGACTGTTCAAACTCGCGGTAGAAACTTTGCCGTTGGAGACATTGTCAGATTTACAAACGGTGATCGCGGTCTTGGCGGTTTGGCAAGAGTAGAATCGATTGGCTCGCAAACAGGACTCGTAGATTTTATTTTTATCGACGGCGGTTATGGATACACACTCGACACCGAATCGATCGTCTCTGAAAAAGTATTAAATCTGAATGAAGTGACTGCAGACTTTACTTCAGAAAGTTACTATCGTCTTTTCGAACGCGGTGTTCAGCCAGTAGTGAATATTGGTTACAGTTCGGCATCTTCAGATGTTGCTGTCGGAAACACCATATATCGTTATGCCGCAAATGGTATGCTTGCTGCTGAAGGCCGAATACTCGAAGTATCGACTTCTTCGAACACTGCAGGGTTTATCTCTGTATCTCATACTTCAGGAGTCTTTGTTCCATCTGCTAACTATAGCACAGGAAGCAATAGTACGACTGGAATAACTTTTACAGCGAATACACTCACAGACAAGTCGATGTCTGGTAAGTTTATGAACATACCGACAGATTATGCTGTGATTATTACTGCACCATCGGCGACATTTAATGTCGGTGACGTCGTACAACAACAAAATGCAGGATATATCACAGCTTCTGGTACAGTGGCAAATGTCATTACACTTGAAAGCTCAGTGCAACTTACTCTTACCGATGCTCGCGGCGCTTTCAAGAATAGTAAGCGTATGGCGGATTTTGATTATCAAACTGGTACAGGTACGATTACTGTAACTACTACTAGCAACGTAGTGACTGGGACTTCCACGGTTTTTAGCAATAACTATATTAATTCTACACTTTATATCACAGGTAATGTGGCGATTGGTAATGTAGCAAGTGTAACCAATTCAACTTCTCTAATACTTTCTACGAATGCTGCAGCCAACGCGACCGCAAATGTTCATAACTACGGTTTAACGTATAAGCTTATCAATCAAACTAATAATCAAGTCTTCGCAAACGTGAGTTACGTGAATCTGAATGCTGGTTTATATGACATCAAGAAGCAGGTTCATGTTATAGAGTTTGATGAATGCTCTTCGAATAACGTTACCTTTGCAAATAATATCTACATTTATAATAGCGCAAATGTGATTGTTGCCGAAGGTCAAGTGATCACTGCTAACTATGCTTCTGCATCAAATACTGGAACTTTAACATTCCTTTCTCGTAAAGGATATTGGAACGAAACTGATACAGTGTATACTGCTGCGAATGCAGACAACTTTAAAATCACATCTTATTCTCTTGATATTACTGGTGGCGATTATGTTCGATCGTTTCCTTCGAGAATCGTCGCGCCGCTTTCAAATACCACGGCAGATATTTCATCGATTAGCTTTGGTTCTGGTGCAGGCTTCGGTGTCGGTACAATCGGCGAAACAGAAGTCATCTTTATTGGTACGGATCTGATTGGTGCCAATAGTCAAGATACACTCGACTATAGCCGCTTACAACTCTCTGTGACTGCGAATACTGGATTCGATGAAGGACAAAGAGTCTTTCAACAAATCCGTAAAGTTTCGTTCAATCCTTCGACTGCAGCAAATGCAGCAACAGGGTTTATTACTCTTACAAATGCAAATACTTACTATATTGCCGGCGATCGTGTGACCTATGAAGTTGCCGCTGGAAATACGGTAATTACGGCTCTCGAAAGCGGTAAATCTTATTACGTGGCATTCTCAAATACCACTGGACTCATTCTTTCGAGCCCTGCAAACAAGTACATTCATATTAATAGTACGAGTTTTCCTGGTGAAAGCTTTACGAATACTTCATTTAATATTCCTGCCTTCGCTGCAACTCGGACAAATGAATCTGGTCACTTCTTATATAAGACTGCGCACGGTACACTCTATGATGTAACGGGAACTAATCTTCTTATCAAAGATCCTATTCGTGACTTTGGTTTTACAAATACGACATCTGTTCCAGCAAACGGTAATATTATAGTATATAGCAATTCGGCTGTCAATACTGCAATTACTGCAGTAGCAGAATTACCAACTGTTGCTCAAGCAAATCAAGTATTCGCTTCGCAGTTTATCTCTTCAGACGCATATGGATTTCCTAAAAATCCTGAAGGTAATCACTTAGATATACTATATTCGTGTTTGACATTTGGTAGATTTGAGATTGGTATCATTGGATCACTCAATCAAGTTAATCCAGGTGAAGATTATGATGTCGATCCTTTTGTGCTCGCGCATCAGCCATATATTGCAGGATTTGATCGTAAAGATTTTGTAATTACATTCGAAAATGCAACGAAAAACTTTGTTCCTGGAGAAATAGTCAATCAATCACAAGCAAATCTCAAGTTTTTTGATCTGCAAGTTTCTTCTGGTGCATATAGCAATACGTATGATGCCAAGACATTTACTGTACAATCTCAGTTCGAAGCCAATAGCTCATCAGACTTTATCTTCTATCGAGATATCTCTACTACGTTTAATGCCACAGATGAAGTCAACTCAAATACAGATTTTATTGAAATCGATGGTAACGTATATGCTGCGAATGATTTAGTTCGTTACTTTACTGAGCCAGGAAATACTGCTGTTACAGGACTTAGTAATAATAATTTCTATTATGTTTTGACATCGAATTCGACAGGTGTTATTCTTACCACTGACGCTGGAAACACTGCAGCCAAAGTCAATATTACTCAAAGCTCAAATGTAGCAGAATTTAACTCGAATACTGACGTACAGAATAGTAATGATTTCATTAGCATTGCCTCTGCAAATAGCTTATTTGCAAATGGCGGTCAAGTCAGATATGTAATTTCATCTAATACTGCTGTCGTTTCTGGTTTAGAAGCTGAAGCACTTTATTATGTTCGCTATGCGAATAGTACCGGTTTAGCTCTTTCAATTACCGCCGGCGGCGCAAATGTAGATTTGACCGCAGCAAATCCTGGAAGTAACGGGCACTTCCTTAGATATTATAATGCCGATATGGGCGGTCATAACTTACGTAACTTTACAAATGAGTTTGGTAATGGACAAATTGTTCAGTACAGAATTCCAAATGGTAATACTGCGATTAGTGGGTTGACAGCAAATGCCGTTTACTATATTGTTTCTGCGAATAACGTAGGATTTAAGTTGTCTTCTACCCTCGGTGGATCTGCAATTAATATCACTGCCAACTCGACTGGCGGAGAGTCACATACGATTGCAACTCTTCCAGGATATTTGCCAAAAGATAAGTTATTTCAGACGAATAGCACGAGTGGCATTGTCAATTCCTTCGTCTCTTCAGTTTTCTCCAATACCACTGGCGATTATATCAGAGTGACTGGGAACACTGCTCCACTTGTCAATAATGCCATTATTTTTTCGTACACTGTACCGACCGCGAATGGTCTTGTTTCAAACGTCAGTCTCTTCGAAATTGTATCGACGGCGAAGGCTATCGTCAAGTCAAGCAACAGTAGTCATATGCTTGCAAAGAGAATTACATTCGAAAATACTTGGTTGCCAAGCGATACAATGATCGGAGAAGTTTCTGGTGCCGAAGCAAATGTAATAGGCGCCACCGAAGATTTATCAGTATTATATCCGATTGGATTAAATGCGGAAATCACAGCAAACGTTGTGACCGGAGACGGAGAAGTAACTGCGCTACAAGTGCTCGATTCAGGATTTGCATATTCGAACGCTGAAATTGTCGACTTTGTCTCAGAAGATAATCTAAGAGCTGGTACCGCAAAGATAGTCCTCGACGGCCATGGCATTGGCATCGGATATTATCGGAGCTCGAAAGGCTTCTTGTCTGACGATATCTACGTTCATGATAACGACTATTATCAAGAGTATTCTTATGAGATCCTTTCGAAGATCTCAGTAGACAGATACTCTGATATGTTCAAGAAAGTGATGCACGTCGCAGGAACGAAATTCTTTGGATCTGCATTGATCGTAGAAGAAGCGAATGCCGCGCTCGCTTTGACGAGCATTTCTACGGGCGAAGAAGTACAATTTAATTCTGCCGATGATGTTTCGACTCCGGATGATACGATTGAAACAGACATCGAAGATGTAAGCTTTAAGTTTAATGTAGCGAATGTTGGCAATGATACTGATCTGATATCGTTAGGGACTAATCCTTATTATACCACATTCCCATTAAATGTAAATGATTATTTACAATATACTACACTAGAAGCAAATCCAATCGGAGTAGGAAGTGCTTCAAGTCTATCGAATAATAGCTATTATTATGTAGTGCTTGCGAATACGACGGGTATCAAGATCTCTGAAACACAAGGCGGAGATGCTCTCAATCTGAATACTGTGTCACTAAGTAATACTCTTGCATTGCATACACTGACAAAAGTGATTAATCCTTTTGCAAATGGCGATCTTGTACTTTATACTACATCGAACACTGCAGTCGAAGCAAACGTATCGTTATCGTTTGTTACGAATACGATCAGTTCGAACACGATTAGTGTAGCAAACAATCTCTTTAGAAGAGGTGATGTTGTCAAGTATACAAAGAACGGTGGATCTGCTGCTATTGGTCTTACAGAAGGCAATGAGTTCTTTATTCGAAGCGCAAACTCTACGGCAATAAAGCTTGCAAACTCTATCGGCAAAGCAGTTAACGTTTACTCGAACGCAACAGTAGAGACACATATTCTAAGAATTCAAAAACTTGCAAATAATCAGAACTATTATATTGTAAATACTACTCCAAATACAGTGAAACTATCTCTCACCGCGAATGGAAGTCCTATAAATATAACAGCGAATACTACATCTAGTGGATCGGCGACGGCTGGTCACTTCTTGACAAAGACGATAGAGGAATAAATGGCAGTAACACAAAAACTCATTACGAGTAGTTTTAATGTAGCGGCAGCTGCAAACTTCATTAATAGCTTTGCTAACAATGATTACTTTGTCTATGCCGCTCGTCATATTCCTTATGCTAATAGTGACACGATTATTCCTACTCCGAATAATAGTATACGTGTAGTCGATACAGATGTCTAAGACAATATGATCTTTGCGAAGAAAGTTTCTTCTGCAG